TGCGGAGCTAACTGCAAAAGCGCCACCGACATTGGTGATGATCAAAATGCGCCCTGTATTAGATGCAGCGGCAGGAAGTGTGATTGTGTTGGATGAGCCACGATTAGAGATGATGAATGTCACACCAGCTGCGACTGTGTAATCTGTCGTGACAGTCACCGGAGCAGCAAGGGCAAACGATCCGTTGACTTGCAGCTTCGCTGTTGGCGTTGCCGTGCCGATGCCTACGCGATCCGTAGATGCGTCTACGAAGACAAGGTTAGCATCTGTGTCGCCCTCAATGCGTTGGTCTACATCAGCGCCAGCATCGTTGAAGACGTTGGCCCCTGCGAACGATGCCGCAGGAACATTCTGAAACAGTTCCGCGCGCGTCTGCTTCTTGGTCTCGGGGACGCTTGTGTCCACTACCACATAAAGGTCATCCGTGGCCGTGTTGGCCCCGGTCAGTGCTGATAGTGCGCTGATCTTGATGTCGGCCATCAGGCTATCACTCCGCGAATTGTGCCGCCGTTGCGCTGCGTGCTGTTAAGCTGATCGATGAACTGCCTGGCGAACTTCTCGCCAAAGCCCATCGGATCGTTCATCATTGTAAACTGGAACGTGGTCGTTGGCGATGCCGCTGCCGGGGCTGCGGCTGCACCGCCACCGCCGCCTCGACGGCCACCACCACCGCCTCCGCCGCCACCACCGCCACCGCCTTCGGAGACGCCCTTGATAGCCGCCACGGCACTCATGCCCTTGGCAAAAACAAGAGCATAAGCAGCAAACTTGTCAGCAGGAGTAAGGCCAACCTTCATTGCGTCAACGGCTGCTACAATTGTGGAAACAATGGCCTGTGCTGCCCCCATGGCTTTGGATACTTTAAGGAACTTTTTTCCGCCAGCTTGAGCTGCCGCTTGAAGTGATGCAAAACCATCTTGAACACTTGTAAGGTCATCTTTGACCTGCATCAATCGAATGTTGTGTAGATCAGCAGAATGTTGCTCCGCACGCTGCCGCATGAGTTCCTTGAACTCTGCGTCAAGATCATCTTTGCCAGTCAGGTGCGCTCGCAGCAATTCCATATCTGCCGCATATTCGGCTTCAAGAATTTCCCGCTCAGACTTAAATCCTTCGCGGATTGATTCAAGCCTAGCCATATAGAATGCGTCCACCTCTTGCGATGGCGAAACGCCAGGAACGACATCCTTGTTTTTATTTTCCTCTTCGGTTTTTATGTTAGCGCCACCGCCGCCGCTATCTGTGCCGAAAAGAGTTTCCTTGATTTTCGGCATGGCATTGCCGACTGCTGTTGAGAACGAGCCTATATAATCAGTACCAGCTCGCGCTCCCATATCAGCCATCAGTTCATTGATGCTTTTGATGTTGTCTGCAAACTTGTTTTCATATTCAGATATTGACACAGGATCAAATGGCTCAAATTTCATCCCTGTGTAGTCAGAAAGGCTATTCGCCAAATCTACTACTGTGTTCAGAGATTTAATTGCTCCATTAACCATTGTGTTGATTGCGCGAATTGTAGAGTTGGTAATACCTACAAGAGCAGCTGCAACCATATTCCCTAGATTTTGAACATATGCTCCAAGGTTTACGAATGCCCTTATGATGAAGTTAACCGAATCTTTTATGGTGCCAACCACATCAACGCCAATCGCTGACTTGATGTCATCGCGGAACACAAAGGCTGCGACAGAAGCACCTGCCAACGCACCGACTATAAGCCCAATCGGATTCGCAAGCATTGCAAGCGTGATTGACTTGATGGCATTGGATATAGCAATCAGTCCACCTGCCGTAGCTGCTAATCCGGTCAGAACAGCGGGAGCATAGAACCCTGCGATTGCAGCAACAGCAATCACTGCATAAGGCGCAATCTCTTGAATTGTACCGCCGAGCTTTATCATCGCTTCGGCACCGGCAACCGACACGTTCAAGAATGCTTGTGCTAGAGGAAGCGTAGCAGAGGCCAGCTTGATCATTGCCCCTTGGCCTACAGCTCCAAGATCGCTGATCGTATCGTTAAACTGTTCCGCCCTTTTGGCAGTGTCTTCTGAAATAGAAATCCCAAGATCGATTGCCCGCTGCCTCATTTGCTCGAGGCCATTCGATCCGGCGTTGAGCATCGGGATCATTGATGCACCGGAACGTCCCAACAACTCCATTGCTAGGGCTGTCTTTTGTGCTCCGTCTGGGATTGACGCAAAGCGGTCGGCCAAGTCCATAAGAACTTGGTCTGTGCTACGCAGTGAGCCATCAGAATTCTGGATGGCTACGCCGAGTTGATTAAACAGATCAGCATTCGTGACCATGCTCTTGGACAGGAACCGCATTCCTGTTTCAAGATCGGTGAATGTCAGATCGGAAAGTTTCGCCGCATAAGAAAGTTCAGACAATGCCTTGGTTGTAGAGCCAACTTTTTGAGCAGATTTGCCCACGGCATCGGCGAAATCAATTGCCGCCTTCCCAGCTGCAACGAAAACACCAGCGGAAAGTGCCCCGGCTATCCCAGCCGCAGCGCCCTTCGCAAACCTGGTTAATGAACTTTCAGCCTTGCCTAGTGCTCGATCAAGGCCAGACGAATTGCCGGTTATGTTGACTTCGATTCCGCTAACTTGAGCCATGCAACAGTTCCTTTAGTTCCTCTACATCGGCCCTAGTCAGTTTCCCGGCGTATGTTTCGCCTGGCTCTTTCGGTTTCTTCAACTCGTATTCCAACCACCACTCGGGAATGGTCATCTCCCAGAACTCGCTAGGCTGAATTCCCCATTCCCTCGCCCATAGATACATCCCGTTCCAGTCTAGTTCTCCATACTCTCCATAATCTTCGCCCTCGCCTTCGACTGGCTTTCGGTCTGGGCGTCTTGATTTTTTGACTTGTCCTCAGTCGGAGAGAACGATGTGAGCACAAGGCTGATCAAGGACGTGATGCTCTCCTGATCGCCCGTGACAAGTTCCTCATAGACTTGTTCGTCCGTGACCTTGGCTCCTGCCGACTGCAACATCTTGGAGAGAACGAAAGCGATGTGGCTGACAGGCGGGCGACCTTGACTTGTGCGAACGGCAATGTCCGTGAAGGATATGTCGCCCATCTCAATGGATCGCATCAGCTTCATGGAAGGGACGAAGCGATATTCTTCACCCTTCCACTTGATTGTTAGCTCGCGGAAGATTGCCATGATTACGAGGCCGTGAACGTAATCGTGCCAGAGGACTGGATCGAGGCCGTGAAGGTCGTGGCATCTGCCTGTTCGCCAGTGACAGCGAAGCTGGCAAGGAAGAAATTGCCGGTGAACGATCCGAGGCCGAGCAGTTCAATGGTGTAGGACTCAAGCAGCGCCGAGGCGGTGCCAACGGCAAGCGCCAGGAAGGTGGTATCCTCAAGGATGCCTTCGACTTCGGCATCGATGGAGCGAACACCGACATCGGCAAGATACTTGCGCCAACCAGCATCATCCTTTTCGGTGATGTCAATCGGCTCGTTGTTGATGGTGAAGCTATCGGCACGAGCGCCAGCCACGGCAGTCGAGCCGCGCTTGATACGGACTTTGCGTCCAGCGATTGCGGGCATGTTTCAGTTCCTTTCTTTAGGTCACGGGTCCACGGATGTTAGAGAAGGCCACCGTAGACCCTACGCTATTGGTGGCGGTTACACGGCACCGGATATACTTTCCGGTGTCGGAGCCTGTCAGTGTGTATGTGAGGCCGGTTGCAGATGCGATGTTGGACCATGACGGATCATTGGGATCGGCAGCATTGCCACGCTGCCACTGACGGGCGAACGTGATCGTGGCATCGCCAGCCCATGTGCCGTTCGTGGTGGTCTGAACGTTGGTTCCGGAGAGCGTTCCGGTGATCGCGGGGAGAACGGTATTGTAGGGGCCAATGGTGGCCGTCATGTTCTCGCCGCTCTCAAGGGTGGCGGTGAATGTCACGACATCAGCCTGTTCCGCGCCGATCTGGAGACCCTGGAGCATGAAATCGCCGGTCAAGGTGCCGATGCCGCTGATCGTAACAACGCACTCCTTGAGGAGCGCCGTAGTGGCGGTGCCGACGGAATCCGCTAAGAGGACGGTATCCTTGAGCACGCCTTCGATCTCGCAAGAAACGGAGCGCAAGCCGACATCTGCCAGCATGGTCCGCCAGCCAAGATTGTCCTTGTCCGTGATGTCGAGTGGCTCATTATTGATCGTTACGCTGTCAGCACGAGCGCCCACGATGTTGGAGCCGTTGCGGCTTATGCGAACTGATCGGCCAGAAATAGCCATGCAAGAACCTCTTCTTTGGCCGTGATTATATCACGGAAACTATGCAATCCACAATACACGGTACAAGATGAGGCCGCGCTTGGTCTTGCCATCAGGATCGCGCGAGAAATTGCAACTATCGAGTTCGGTGGTGATGTGCGTGACTCCCGCGATGGAAAGCGGCTGTCGGCGCATCCGGCCATCCACGGCATCAACTACGGTCTTCAGATCGAGCATCGATGCGGCACGGTCCCATACGTCAATCTGAACGATGGCCGATCCACCGAGATCATCCTTGCTGTCGAACGGATTGATTGTGTCAGCCCCGATAGTGATGAACGGGAAGGCCGATTCCAACTCACTATCAGCCGCTTGGGGGACATCGGTAAAAATCGCCACGAGCGGGCTATAGTAGGTGCTGAGAAGGCTGGTGACGGCGCTATCGTTAAGCCGGTTATAGACTGCCGTCTGAAGATCATCGGATTTCATTTTGTTGTCTTCTCCGCGCGTGCCTTGGCCTTGGCGATTGCAATGTTAACCAATTCTAGCATCCGTGGGATCGCCCGTTCAACAGCAGGTATCCATGCAGGACGTTTGCCCATCTTGAAGGTGCCGAACTCAAGGTGATAGGCGTATGGCAACCGGCTTCCGATTGCGCGTCCATATTTGCCTCGGTTTTCAATGTAGGTTGATGTCAGCAAAGCGCCTCCATCAGTGGCCGGGGCTTCGCCTTCTTTTGACGCCTGATGCTTGATGTCTCTGTTTTTTCCCTTGTAATAAACCCGACCTGTTTTCGGCGGATTCTCAATAGCGTTTCTAACGTCTCTAAGAGCGTTTTGTGCGGTTGCTTTGACAATCAGCTCTAGATTGTTGCCAAGGTCCTTCCCATAGGCTTGCAAGGCCGCGTTGACCTCTTTCAGCCCCTTGATCTCTACCTTGACATCCGTCACGCCGCGACCCCGCCATCAACGTCGATCTGAAGCCACTTGTTGGCGAACTCCATGTTATCGAGGAACCGGATGTTGTGAATCTTGTTCCTGATCTGCACGCGGTCTGAATCCAGCAACGCGGAGGTGTAGCGCACCACAAGACGCAACCGAACGGTTGCTTCGGTGCGATCATGGGCAAATCGCTCCGAGCCGCCAACCGGCACTACGTAGGCGCGAGTCGGTGCGCCGGAAACGGTGGCCCATGATTCCGTCTGGCCTCCTGCTCCGT